GTGGGAGCTGGTCACTCCTCTCTCATACGAGGTTGGATTTCTCGGCTCTGGCAGAGTCATCACGGTTGATCCAGGCTTTGTCACAGATGGGGCGAGCGTCCCCCAATTTCTGTGGGTGATCCTGCCTCCCTGGGGACGATACAGCCGTGCCGCTGTCATCCATGACCTGCTTTGCAGACTGATCAACGCTGGCACTCCCCACATAGAGGCCCCGACCAGAGAGCGCGCTGACGCGATCTTCCACGAGGCCATGGGAGTCCTGGGCGTCAACAGGATCGTCCGTTTCGTGATGTGGACCGCCGTCCGCCTCTACGCGATCTGGAGTGGAAAGAAATGATCGACTGAGGCACTGTTCTCTGATACTTGAAGAAGCGTGATGAACGAGCAGAAGCAACCAGAGGTCGTTTGGAGACCTCAGCCTGGGAGTCAGGCGGCATTTCTCGCGTGTCCCGTGTTCGAGACCCTCTACGAGGGAACTCGTGGTCCAGGGAAGACCGACGCGCTCCTGATGGACTTCGCCCAGCACTGCGGAGTCGGCTTCGGGGCGGACTGGCGCGGTGTCCTGTTTCGTCAGACCTACCCGCAGCTCTCCGACGTCATCGCGAAATGCAACAAGTGGTTTCCACAGATCTTCCCTAGAGCCCGCTACAACAAGGTCGAGCACAAGTGGATCTGGCCAGACGGCGAGGAGCTGCTCCTCCGCCACATGAAGGATCCCGACGACTACTGGAACTATCACGGCCACGCCTATCCCTGGATAGGCTGGGAAGAGCTCACCAACTGGGCGATGCCTGGATGCTACCTCCGGATGATGTCGTGCTCGCGTTCAACCAGGGCCGGAATGCCACGCAAGTATAGATCAACCGCGAACCCGTATGGAGTCGGCCACAACTGGGTGAAGCTGAGGTGGAGGCTTCCAGGGAGCAGGGGCAAGATCATCCGTGACAGCATCGGCGAGGATGGCACTCCAGAGCCGCCACGAGTCGCGATTCACGGCAGCATCCAGGAAAACAAGATCCTGCTCACCTCGGATCCTGGATACATCGACCGCATCAAGGCCTCGGCGGAGAATCCGGCGCAGCTGAAGGCATGGCTCGAGGGCTCCTGGGATGTCGTGGCTGGGGGCATGTTCGACGATCTTTGGGATCCAAGGATCCACGTCGTCAAGCCATTTCCAATTCCTCCGTCTTGGAGAATCGACCGCTCGTTCGACTGGGGCTCATCGAAGCCCTTCAGCGTCGGCTGGTGGGCCGAGAGTGACGGCTCGGATGTCATGACAACCAGAGGCGTGATCAGCACTGTCCGTGGCGATCTCTATCGAATCGGGGAGTGGTATGGTTGGAACGGAAAGCCAAACGAGGGCACCAGGATGCTTGCCTCTGACATCGCGACTGGCATTGTCCAGCGCGAGAAAGAGATGGGAATCTATGGCAGGGTGAAGCCTGGTCCCGCTGACAGCAGCATCTTCGACGTGGTCAATGGCGTGTCGATCAACAATGACATGGCCAATCCGGTCCGCATAGAGGGACAGAAATATCCTGGAGTGGCCTGGGAAAGAGCTGACAAGAGCCCAGGATCAAGAAAGAATGGATGGCAAAACATCCGTCGCATGCTGCGAAACGCCGAGAGACCACCCTCCGGGATCAGAGAACAGGCGGGCCTGTTTGTCTTCTCGACCTGCCTGCAATTCTTGAGAACGGTGCCGGTCCTGCCTCGGGACGAGAAGGATCCGGACGATGTCGACACAGACGCCGAGGATCACATTGGCGACGAGGTTCGATATCGTGTTCACAATGGTCCTCGAACCATGAGGATCTCACGTCCAGCGGGGTATTACTGATGTTTCTCCCGATGATCACCGCCTGTCTCATTGGCATCTCTCCGCCTGTCTGCATGCATGGCCTCTCTGTCGCCCAGCTCGCCGAATTGAGTTGCCAGCGGGAATCCTTGCCATTGCTCAGAGAAAGGGCGATGGAGGTCGCGGAGAACGTCTGGGAGGTGAATGATCCCAAGCGTGTCAAGATTCTGACTCGATGCGTGAAATTCTGACATGAAGCTGAGCAACACCCATCCCTGCTATGTCTCGCGTCTTCCAGAATGGGAGATGCTCGAGGACGCCTTCGAGGGCGAGATCAGGGTCAAGTCAAGGGGACAGAGCTATCTGCCCCCAACCTCGGGGATGAGAGCCGACGGCATGAACGTCGATCAGGAAGGATACAGGGCATATCAGGCCTATCTCCTGCGCGCCGTCTTCCCGGAGCTGGTGAGCGGCGCGGTCGACGCGATGGTCGGCCTGATGCATCGCAAGCCAGCCAATATCAAGCTTCCGGAAAAGATGAGACCGCTTCTCCAGAGCGCGACCATTGATGGCGAGAGCCTCTTGGTCCTTCTGCGCAAGATAAATGAGAACCAATTGCTGTTCGGGCGCATTGGCATTCTCGCGGATGTTCCCAGTGGGGGCGGCCCCAACTCGCTGCCGTTCATTGTTCCCTACACCGCGAAGGCAATTCTCAATTGGTCAGTGACAAAGGATCCCCAGGGACACGACCAGCTCACGATGGCCTGTCTCGATGAGAGTGGTCCAATTCTTCAAGATGATCTCTCTTGGAAGGATGGGAAGAAGCAGCGGATCATCGCGTGTGGTGAGACTGCTCGACTGCTGGGTCTTCCCAGCTTGGACTACACCACCGCGAGCTCAGAAGACGACGCGCCTGTTGACGCGTCTCAATTCATCACCCCCTCGCTCGCCGGGAAGACCCTTCCTGTGCTGCCATTTCGCGTCATCGGATCCACCGATCTTGTCGCCGACCCAGACAAGTCTCCACTCTTGGGAGTGATGCGTCTGTGCATGGCAATCTATCGTGGCGAGGCCGACTATCGCCAGACCCTGTTCATGCAAGGACAGGCCACTCTGGTCCGCAAGGGTGTCACCGGTGGAGAGAACGAGCAGCAGCGCATCGGCGCTGGAGCGATGATTGATGTTCCCAGTGACGGCGACGCGAAATACATCTGCGCCCCAGGCGAGAGCCTCTCAGAGCAGCGTCAGGCTCTCGAGAACGACTACAAGAGAGCGGCAGAGTCAGGTGCCCAGCTCCTGGAGGCCCGTGGGAAGGCGGCTGAGTCTGGGGACGCCCTGCGTGTCCGTGTCGCCGCGCGCACCGCGACTCTCGCCAACGTCGCCGCGACCGGAGCGGAGGGACTGCAAGAACTTCTGAAGATCATGGCTGTCTGGATGGGAGAGAATCCCGACGAGGTCAAGATCGAGCCGAACCTCGACTTCACCGAAGACGAGAACAACGTCCAGGATCTTGTCTACATCATGGACGCGCGCGAGCGTGGCATTCCCTGGAGCCTGGAATCGATCCATGAGTGGTTGAAACGCCACGACTACACCAAGATGGAATTTGCAGACGAGATGCTCAAGATCAAGGATGAGCTGCCTTCCGCGAAGTCCATTCTGGGTCCGGCCCCGGCGTCAAAGACGAAGCAGGGTCCCGGAGCTTCAAACTGACAGGACTTGTCTCGGTTCTTAGAACCGGGCAGGTGACGTCCAGACCGAATGGTCGGTCATCGCATGGGCGAAAGGAAGAACATGGAACTAGAACTCGTCTACGACAGTCAAGAATCAATTCCCGAGGGCTTCGATGCCCTGTATACCGAAAAGGATGGCAAGTGGAGTCTGACCGGCGTCAAGGGTCTCAAGACCAATGACGATGTGCGTCGTCTCCAGTCCTCGCTGGAGAAAGAGCGCAAGGATCACAAGGCCACCAAGACCAGACTGGACAAGTTCAAGTCCATCGAAGACATGAATATCGATGAGCTCCAGGAGCAGCTCGCCAGAATCCCTGAGCTGGAGGCCGCCGCCGAGGGCAAGATCGACAAGACCAAGATGGATCAGTTGGTCGAGCAAAGAGTGAACGCGAAGCTGCAGTCTGTGGAACGCGAGAAGGCGGAGCTCCAGAAGAAACTGGACGACGCTCTCAAGTCGAACGGCGAGCTCAACGGCTCTCTCGTTAAACGTGACATCAACGACGAGGTTCGCAAGGCCGCTGTCGATGCCAAGATCACTTCCAGCGCGGTGGATGATGTCCTGCTTCTCGCCGGAACTGTGTTCGAGCGCGATGAGAGTGGAGCGATCCTTGCCAAGGAGACTGGCCTGTCTGCCAAGGATTGGATCGCCTCTCTCAAGGAGACTCGTCCCCACTGGTGGCCCCAGGCCGAGGGAGCTGGGGCTCGCGGTGGCGGCGGCCTGGTCGGTGACAATCCCTGGAGTGTCAAGAACTGGGATGTCACCAAGCAGGGAGCGATCGTGCGCGAGAAGGGACTCGACTACGCGAAGAAGCTCGCGGCCAACGCTGGCAGCGAGGTCGGCGCGGTTCGTCCTCCAGCCAAATAGTTCCTCTGGCACTGCAAGAAATCGAGAAGAGGCCGTCCTCTGGGACGGCCTCTTCATTTTTCTGCAAGAAAGTTGTTGTCGACCATTCTGAGTCACGTCTATTGAGTCATCAGTCTCGAATCATGGCATTCGACACGCAAGTTTCTCGCCTTGACCATGGGGTCACAGAGCGGCCCAAACCCAGCAAAGAGCCCTTGGCTCAAGGAGTTGAAAGATGGCTTCTGGCACGACTCGCCTGTCGGACCTGATCGTCCCCGAGATCTACGTTCCGATCAAGCAGATTCTCACCGAAGAGAAATCCGCGATCCTCGCCTCGGGCGCTCTCGTCCGCGACCAGTCGCTGGACGCGCTGCTCGCCGGTGAGGGTCTCACCTTCAACGTCCCGTTCTTCAAGGATCTGGACAATGACTCGGAGAACGTGTCGAGCGATGATCCGAGCTCTCACTCCTCGCCGAACAAGATCGGCACTGGCCGTGAGCTCGGTGTGCGTCTCTCGCGCAACAACTCCTGGTCGAGCATGGACCTCAACGCGTCGCTGATCTCCAAGGATCCGCTGAACGCGATCGCGGCCCGTGTCGCCGCCTATTGGACGCGTCGCCTTCAGGCGGCCTTCGTGGCCACCATGAAGGGCGTCTTCGCAGACAACGCGGCGGCTCCGGATGCCGGTGACACCCACACCCAGAACGACATGACTGTCGACATCTCGGGTGTCTCCTACACCGAGGGTGTGACGGACTTCTCCGCCGAGGCATTCATCGATGCCTCGACCACCATGGGTGATTCCATGGAAGACCTCTCGCTCGTTCTGATGCACTCGGTCGTCTACGCCCGCGCGCTGAAGAACAACCTGATCGACTTCGTCGCGGAATCGGCCAACGGCAACGCGATTCAGATCCCGACCTTCCTCGGCCGCCGGGTCGTGAAGGACGACGGCATGCCCGCCTCGGGCGGTGTCTACGAGACCTGGCTGTTCGGCGCGGGCGCGGTTCGCCTCGGCGTCGGCGCTGCAAAGGTCCCGGTCGAGACCGACCGTGATCCCACGGCTGGCACCGGCGGTGGTCAGGAGACGCTCTACGATCGCGTCGAGTGGATGGTTCACCCGAACGGTCACCGCTACATCGGCACCGCGCCGAATGGCGGCCCGAGCAACGCCGCCACGAGCAACAACCTCGCGGCTGCGACCTCTTGGCAGCGCACCTTCCCGGAGCGGAAGCAGATCAAGATCGCCCGCCTCATCACCCGCGAGGCGTGACGAGATCTCTGACAGGAGGCCGGGAACTTTTCCCGGCCTCTCAGTGAGAGATTCAACACCACGAACAGTGAGGAGTCACACATGGGTGTTCCACGCAAGGCATTCTCCCGCTCCCTGAAACCGCTCTACGACTATTTGGATGGTGTCCTCCACGACACTCCTCAGACTGACATCGGCGCGATTCCTGTGGTGGCTGGTCTATCGGTCAAGGAAACCGGCGCTGGTCCATATCGCCAGACTGTCCTGACCTTCGCTGATGTCGCGTTCTCGCTCATCGACGAGGCCGCTGTTGTCGCGTATGCAGGCAAGAAGATCTACGACTTTCCAGAGGGCGTGATCAAGGTTTTCGGCGCTGTCGCCAATCTGACCATCGAGGGCAGCTCGGCGGGTGTCAACGACACCTTCGACGGTGACTTCGGCCTGGGCACTGTCACCGCTTCGAACAACAACACTCTCGCGTCGACCGAGCAAAACATCATCCCGACCACGGCGACTCCCCAGGCGGTGGCAAAGGCCACGACTGCCAAGGGTCTCAACGCGGCGGACATCGCCCCGCTCGACGGGACTGGCACCGCGATCGATCTTTTCCTGAACTTCCTGGTGGACGACGCCGACCAGGATGTCACCACAACTCCGGCTGATCTCGTTGTCAACGGCACCATCGTGATCAATTGGATGGTTCTGGGCGACAAGTAGGAGCTCAGATGACTTGATTCTCGGGCGCGGGATCACTGGGTCTCGCGCCCGATTCACATTGTCTTCAGAATGATGATGAACGAGACCTGTTCCACACGGAGAAATGAGATGACCGAACCCCAAAAGATTTTGGAAGCCCTCAAGAGCCTTGAGGTTCAGAACGATGATCACTGGACCGCGAACGGCGCTCCGAGCCTCACCGAGATCTCGAAACTCGTCGGAGAGAATGTGAAACGGAAGGATGTCACCGAGGTCGCCCCGATGTTCACCAGAGAACGGGCCCAGGCTGGCTTCGATCCTGATTCCACCGAACCGTCTCCAGACTCAGAGACGCTCTCTGGGATCTCAACCGAGGAACAGGCCCAGGCCGCCGCTCGCGCGGCGCTCCTCTCCCCGCCAGAGGAGCTCTCGGAGGCGAACCAAGACGAGACCGAGCAAGAGACACCCAAGGTGGATGTTGCCAAGATCCAGGCCAGACTCGAGATTGTGAACAAGGAGCTCGTCGAGGCCAACAAGACGAAGGCTGTCGCAATCAACGCGGCGGACAAGCTGCAACAGGAACGTGACAGACTTCTCAATTCCCTCGAGAACGAGGGCCAGGATCCGCTCCACAAGTGCGTGAATCAATATCTTCGGACTCAGCAGCTCCAGAGAGAGCGTCGCGCTGCAAATCGTCCGTTGGTGGAGGATCTCCGCAAGGCTGGCATCTTCGATCGCAAGTCGAAGCTCGATGAGGTGATGGCCCGCCACACGGGATTCGGCACCAAGCGCCCCCAGATCAAGACCATGGGGTGATGGGAGAGGACCATGGCCTTCAATCTTCAATCAGATGAGGGAGACGTTGACAACGCGAACGCCTACATCGACGTCGCCTTCTTGGAGGCCTATCTGAGCGACAGGGGGGTGGACCACTCTGCCCACGACAACACCTCAAAGGAGGCCGCCATTGTCCTCGCAACCGACTACCTGGACACTCGGTTCTCCTTCGTGGGATCTCGCTTGCTGGAGGAGCAATCCACGGAATGGCCTCGAGACGGAGTTCTCTCAAAGAGAGGTGATTGCGTCGAGGGAATTCCGACAGCGATCAGGCAAGCCTGTGCCGAATATGCCTGGTATGCGCTCGTGAACGACACCCTGTTCGTGTCACCAGCTCCAAACACTGATGGCAGACTGGTCGCCGAAACGAGCAAGGCTGTCTCCGGAGCCGTGTCAAAGAGTGTCCGCTTTGAGCGCGGGTCAATCACTCGCTTCCAGGAGATTCCTGTTGCCGATCAACGACTTCGCTCCACTGGCTTTCTGCTCAACACCTCCAGGGTGATCAGGGGCTGAGATGGCCGAGTATGATTGGGCAATCGATCTGGCACAGGAGCTGATCTCGGAGAGTGGTCGCGACATGATCATTCTTCGCAAGACCCCCAACGCGCCAAGCGATCCCAACAAGCCTTGGAGAACCACCGGCGCGACAGATGTCGAGATTCCAGTCAAGGGAGTGGACATCCCGTTTCCGGCCGATCGCCCAGAAGGGGAGCGACGCTCTCGGGATGACAGGGCGTTCGTGATTGCGCACACTGGCGATCTCCAGCTGACCGATTTCATCGAGGACTCGGGAATCACCTACAGCGTTCAAAACAGAGTGGCGATCAAGCCTGGGAATCAGGTGATCTGCTACAAGGTTCTGGTGAGACAATGGCCACCACGATCGAGCTCGTGATCGACGAGATATTGGGACAATTCAAGTCCCATTGGGACGCCAATGTTCAGGCGATGTCCGGACTCAGCTATGTTCCAAAGATGATCACCGAGGCCGATCGGGATGAGACTGACACCCAGAATCCAGATCAGGCGTGGGTGAGGCTGGTGATCCGCCACAACTCCGTGGGTCCTCCGACCCTCGCGGAGCCTGGAGCAAGAAGATTCACCCGATATGGGACTGTCTACGCGCAAATCTTCTCTCCATTCCTGTCCGGTGAGGGCTTCACGCTCTCTCAAAGACTTGCCCAGGTGGCGAGAGACGCCTATGAGGGTCGTCGGACCCCGACTGTGATTTTTCGCTCTTGTCGGATCAATGAGGCTGGACGCGACGGTCCCTGGCATCAGGTCAACCTCGTCGCAGATTTCGAGTGGGATGAGGTGAAATAATGACCGTCAACAAGATTGACAGCAACGCCACCGGCCTCCGCTTCGCGGAAGAGGATTCGATCGGTGTCCTTCCGGTGACGCCGGACTGGTATCCGCTGGAGCCGAACAGCTACAAGGACTTCGGTGGTCAGATTTCCACCGTCGCCAGAAATCCCATCAACGATGGGCGACAACTCCGCAAGGGTGTGCTCACTGATCTCGATGCCTCTGGCGGCTTCACCTCGGATCTGACCTACGACAATCTGCAGCGCATCCTCCAGGGATTCTTCTTCGCTGATTTCCGGACCAAGGCAGAGATCACTGTCGCTGACGTCGATGGCACCGCGAATGAGTATCAACCCACCGCTGGCGGCGACGGATATCTCGCCGGTGATCTTCTGTTCGCCAAGGGCGCGACCAATTCCGCGAACAATGGTCTGAAGGTTGTCACCGGCACTCCGGACGCGGACCAGGTCGGTGTCACCGACACCAGTCTCGTCGACGAGTCCACCGCCTCGATCACCATCTCTCGGGTTGGCTTCCAATTCGGCAGCGGCGACGCCGAGATCTCGAACTCGGGTGTCCCGACACTGACCTCGACCACCAAGGATCTCACCCAATTGGGTCTGATTCCGGGGGAATGGATCTTCATCGGTGGAGATCAGACCTCGGAGAAATTCACCACAGCCGCGAACAACGGCTTCGCCCGAGTCAAGAGCGTCGCGGCCCACGCGATCGTCTTTGACAAGACCGCTGGCACGATGGTGACCGACACTGGCACTGGCAAGACCATTCGGATCTTCTTCGGCCGTGTGCTGAAGAACGAGACCGGCACCAACATCAAGCGTCGCACCTATCAGCTCGAGCGCAAGCTCGGAGCTCCTGACTCGGCGCAGCCGAGTCAGATTCAATCTGAATATCTGGTCGGCGCTGTCCCGAACCAGCTGATGATTGACGTCAAGACCGCCGACAAGGTCACAGTCGATCTCTCGTTCATTGGCATCGATCACGAGACCCGTGACGGCGCGACCGGTGTGAAGAGTGGCAATCGTCCTGCCCTGTCGACTGGTGCCCCGTTCAACACCAGCTCGGACTTCGCCCGCATCAAGATGCAGATCGCTGGCTCGCCCAATCCGAGCCCTCTCTTCGCGTTCTTCACCGAGCTGAGTCTCACGATCAACAACAACGTCTCTCCGGCCAAGGCGGTCGGTGAGCTCGGGGCCTTCGAGATGGTCGCCGGAAATTTCCAGGTCAGCGGCAATGTGACAGGCTATTTCTCTGACGTCGCGGCTGTCCAGGCCGTTCGGTCGAACAGCAACGTCACTCTCGACATGCACCTGGTCGGCATCAACAACGGCGTCTCGATCGACGTGCCTCTCATCACCCTGGGCAATGGTCGCCTCCAGGTCGAACAGGACAAGTCGATCATGATTCCGATGAGCGCCGACGCCGCGTCCGGCGCGGATGTCGACGCGAACCAGGATCACACCTTGCTGATGATCTTCTGGGACTACTTGCCAAATCTGGCTGGCTGAGTCTAGGGTGTCTGCGGCAGAAAGCTGCAGACACCTGAGGACCAGATGAAATCTCCCTACGACATGTTCAAGGCCGACTCCAAGATGGAGACCGAGGGCGTCATCCTCGACTACGGCTCGTTCAATATCAAGATCGCCCGCGCGGGCGGCGCGAACACCGCGTTCGCCAAGACCATGGAACGTCTGATGAAGCCGTATCGCACGGCCATCCGCAACGAGGTGCTCGACTCTGATCTCGCGCAAAAGATCTTGATCGAGGCCTACGCGGATGCCGTGGTTCTCGACTGGCAGGGTGTCACCGACGCCAGCGGCAAGAAATTGGACTACAGCAAGAACAACGTGGTGAAAGTTCTCACCGATCTTCCGGATCTGTTCCGTGACATCCAGGAACAGGCGAACAAGCTCGTGCTCTTCCGGAAAGAGACGCTCGAGGCCGCCGCAAAAAACTCGTAGAGGTCCTGCTCTACGCTCTCGAGCACGGACCCAACGAGGCAAGAATAGTCGCGCAATGCATGAGGGAGCGTTCTCCGCTCCCTCAGTTTCTCATCAATTGTCCAGAGCTTCAGCAGGGTCTAGAGCTCTATTTTCAGGCGTTCATGGAGCTGTCGACCTGTCGGGGCGTCGGCTTCGGTGAGGGGCCAATCCCATGGACGGCGATGATGCAGTGGGCGGTTCACAACTCGTTGAGCGATGATCAGACTGACACTCTGGTCTACATCATGCATGAGATGGACGGGGCCTATCTGAGACACATGGCGGCAAAGAGGAAGACACAGACTTGACAGAGTTTGCCTCCTTCAATCAGCGGATGCTTCGCCTCTCGAACAGGGTGGAGAAGAACGCCAACAAG